ATTGGATACACTGGTTCTTCAGGATCAGGAAGCGGTGCATCAGTCACAACCTCAATCGTTCCACCATCAACTCCTAGCGATGGTGATTTGTGGTGGAACGAAGAAGAAGGCCAACTTAAAATATATTACGATGATGGCAACTCTTCGCAGTGGGTAGATGCTAGTGCAAGTGCCATTGGATACACTGGTTCACTTGGATACACTGGTAGTCAAGGTCTTATTGGATATACTGGTAGTTCTGGAAGTGGTATAAACCCAGCTAGTCGCTGGGAAGAATACTATGAACTTGTCACATTCAATCTAGCAGAGTTTGCACAATATGCTACTGGCACTGGCGCCACCGTAAATTATAATGCAGCTAGTGTAGGACATCCAGGGGTAATAGAATTTATTACAGGTTCAACCTCTACTGGGCAAGCAGGTATACTTAAAACATCTGCACCACAAACTACTGGGTTAGGTAATATGGTTTTTGGTGGTGGTGAAATAGTATATGAAGCATTAGTTGAAATACCAGTGCTATGGAATACTGGGGTGGAAGAAGGATTCATTCGTGCCGGATTTATGGACGAAATCGCCGGGGCACCAACCAATGGTGCCCACATGCAATATCAGTCTACCGATACCAGACCATATTTGTTTACTCGTTCTGCTGGTAGTTCTACAATCGTATTGGGAACAACCCCCTTAACTACCGGGTGGCACCACATTAAAATTGTAGTTAATTCAACCGCTACATCTGTAAGTATGTATGTTGATGGTGTTTTGGAAGCTACATCAACAACAAATATTCCTACGGCTGGGGTTAGTTACGGGGCCAATATACAAAAAGGTACAGGGACTACTTCCTACACATATCGTGTAGATATGTTCCGTGTTTATCAAACTTTCTCAACACCACGCTACTGATTGAGATAGTGTATCTCAACTAAATACAATACTAACTGTATAAAACTGTGGAGTAATGCACCAACATGTCTTTTCTAACTAGAATTAAAAATAATCAAATTACCGATTCGACTATTAATGCCAATACAAAAATTGTACCTGGCACCATTGTTGGTTCACTGTTTAACAGTAATTTAACTATACAAAGTGATATTACCATAACTGGTAATTTAACAGTCCAAGGTGCAAGCACATACTTAGCTATCGCATCAACAAATACCTATGTTAACGATCCCTTGATATTAATGAACAATTCGTTCTCTGGAACCAATACCTACGATATTGGTTTGCTGTTTAATCGAGGAAATCAACTATCTACAGCAATTATTTGGAACGAAAATAATGACGAGTTTGCGTTAGCGTATACTACAGATCCTGGTACAACATATGGCCAAATTGATATCACAACGTATGCTGATCTACATGTGGGTAATATCGTAGTTGATGGGTCTGCTAATATATCTAGTATTGAACTCGGTGGGGACATCAACGCAGCTAATTTAACTCTGTCTGGTGATCTAGCAGTCAATGGTGGTGATATAACTACCACAGCATCAACATTTAATTTGTTAGATGCCAATGTTACCACAATGAATTTCGCTGGTGATACAACCAGTTTAAGTATTGGCGCAGATTCTGGTAACATCAGTATCAACCATGCCAACGTATGGTTACCAAATGCCATTAGTTTAGATGGTGCAGAACCATCCATTGATATTTTTACGCAGGCTACCAATGCCAATCTATTAACTAGTGCATCCTCAATAACTGTGGGCGCAAATAGTGGCACTTTGACCTTGGCTAATCCTACAATAGTAGGCAGTCAACCCACACAAAATCTTTTTGATACTGGAGCCACTACTCTTAATATTGGTGGCGATGCTACCACAGTGAGTTTGGGCGATTCAACAGGGGTATTGAGCCTTAACAATGCCAATATCTGGATGCCCAACGCCACACAAGTACACAGCGGCCAAACCACAGTGGCATTGTTTAATGACTATGCTACCACAGTTAATTTTGCTAATGCGGCAACAGCCATTAATATTGGTGCTACTACAGGAACATTGACTATCAACAACCCAACAGTAGTTGGAACCCAATCTATCCAAAATCTATATAATACCACAACAACTACTATGAATTTTGCCGGAGCTGCTACGGCGTTAACCATAGCAGACGTCACTGGTAACACAACTATACGCAACAATCTAAATGTTGGTTTATCAATTGCGGCTAGAGATATTAATGCTACAGTTATTGGAAACGTGACACCGACCGAAGCAACGTTTACGACGTTAACTTCGCAAAGTACTACCACTTTGGGGTTGACTACAGCAACAGCGATCAACAATACACCAATAGGAAATGCTACACCTAGCACTGGATCATTTACAAGTTTGTTGGCTAGTGGAATCACTGAAATTACAAACACCACATCGGCTCCATCTTTAGGTACCGGGGCTTTTCGTGTAAGTGGCGGCGCAAGTGTTAGTGGTAATTTATGGGTGGGTGGAAATATTAATGTTGTTGGTAATACTTACATTATCAGTGGCAATACAGCTCAATTCTTTGGTGACGAAAATGGATTTGGTGCTTTGTATGCAGGTATTACAGGATTTACTGCATTGCCACAAACAGTGGCACAGTTTGCAGGTGATGTGAATAATTATGCGCAGATTAACTTTGAGAATGTCAGCACAGACGCCCAGTCATCAACAGATTATGTGGCCACATCTGGTAATGGTGATGATTACAATCATTACATCAACATGGGCATCGCCGGAGTAAATTGGGATGGCAGTCAAGAAAATAGTTTAACTAATGCCTTATATAGCAATGATGGCTACCTATATGTACAAGGTGATAATGATTCTCTAGGGGCCGGCGGCAACTTGGTTCTTGGTGCAAGTACTCCTAACCACTATGTTAAAATTGTCGTAGGTGGCAACACGGCCGCTAATATATCGGCGGTGTTTGGCGCACCGGGCACGCCAAGTGTTAGTAACACTACTGGAGCGTTGGTAGTTACTGGTGGGGTTGGTATCACCGGCGATTTAAATGCAGCCAATTTGACAATTACAGATAATTTCAATACGTATGGTAACATAGATATAAGTTCAACGGCACCAAGCATATCTACGAACACTGGTGCTTTGACTGTGGTCGGCGGCGCAGGAATTGGTGGCAATTTAAATATAGGCGAAAATTTAATAGTTGATGGGAACTTAACTGTTAATGGAACTACCACCACATTAAACACATCCACGTTGGAAGTTGAAGATCTAAATATTACCATAGCCAAAGGTGCTGCCAACAGTGCTGCTGCTGACGGTGCAGGGATATATGTTGATGGTGCAGCAGCGTCGATTACTTACACACATTCCACAACCAGCTGGGATTTTAACAAGACTATCAAAGGCACAGCAGCGACTCTCAGCAACACTGACAATACTACCAGTGCCAGCACTGGTGCGCTGCAAGTTGCAGGTGGTATTGCCTCAGCCAAAGATATTTTTGTCGGCGGGACCAATTTATTAAGTTCATCAACTACGTTTAATTTATTGAATTCCACTGTAACTGACCTAAACATAGGCGGTGCAGCCAGCGCAGTTAACATTGGGTCCAGCTCTGGCACATTGACCATCAACAACCCAACAGTGGTTGGTACTCAAGGCACGCAAAATTTATACAACACCACTGCAACAACTATAAATTTTGCCGGCGCTGCTACTACATTAACTATTGGTGCTACCACGGGTACAACAACAATTCGCAATGCTCTTTTAGATATAGACGGTAATGCCGCTGTAGGTGGAACATTAGTTGTAACTGGTGATAGTACACTAACTGGTGATCTAGCAGTTAATGGTGGTGACATTACTACAACTTCAAGCATATTTAATTTAGTTGATACAACTGCAACCACAGTGAACTTTGCTGGTTCAGCAACCAACATAGATATTGGTGCAACCTCAGGTCTTATGAGCCTATTGAATGCAAATATATGGTTACCTAATGCTACTAGTTTGGATGGTACACAATCTGCTATTGGGGTGTTTAATAATGCCACCACTGTTGATGCATTTAAAGCAGCCGCCGACCTAGAAGTTGGCGCACCGTCTGGCACATTAACTATTAACAATCCAACAGTGGTTGGTACACAAACTACCCAAAACCTGTATAACACTACAGCTACTACTGTAAATTTTGCTGGTGCTGCTACAACAGTCAACATAGGTGCAGATACTGGTACAGCTACTATTAACAATGATATCATCAACCTTGAAGGTGTGGTTAATATAAACAAGACCACCGCTAGCACTAATACCACAACAGGTGCATTGGTAGTTGATGGTGGGGTTGGTGTAGCAGGTAACTTGCATGCTGCTAGTGTTAGTGCTAGCACATTATTTGGTACATTGCAGACTCCCTCACAACCTAATATAACTAGTGTTGGGACACTATCAAGTTTGGCAGTTTCGGGAAATATTTCAGCACAGCGATTTATATCTACATTGACTGCATTGCAAGCACCAACTGTGGGTAATTACTTAGGTGAAAGATTGAGATTGTATGATTTCAACAACACCGGTAAAACCAATTATGCCTTTGGTGCAGAATCAAACCATATTTGGTTTGGGGTTGATACTAATGTAGAACCCCAAGGATTTAAGTGGTATGGAAATACTACACAGGTAATGAGACTTAGTGCTGCTGGTAATTTAGATATTTCTGGGACGGCAACGATTGCTAGTAATGCTACTATTGGTGGCGAATTAACGGTTGATTCAATAACCGCTAATAGCGCAAACATTTTAGATTCTACGTCAAGCATATCTACTACTACTGGGGCTTTAACTATTGCAGGTGGTATAGGCACCGGCGGCAACTTAAATGTGGCTGGCGGTGTTACAGTGAACATTGATAACACTGATTTTGGATTTAGAGTGTACGGATCATCAGCGTCCACATTGATATATGCAGACGCCAGTTCTGACACTGTAACGATTGGTGGAAGCGACCCGACACCTGTTGGCGGAGTTACACTGAAAGTTATTGGTACAGATAGTATGTTATTGCCGTTGGGAACCACTGCTGACAGACCTAGTCTATCAGGCAATGTTGATGTTCGAGGCATGCTACGATACAATACCTCGTTAAATTATCCAGAATATTATGATGGGTCACAATGGAAAAGTGCAGGTTCTGACACAACATTTACAGTCATTACTAGTGAACAATTTAACGGTGACGGGGCAAATGTAGCGTTTACATTGTCGGCTAATTCTACTACGAATTCTTCCATTGTTGCAATCAATGGTATTGTGCAAATACCAGTATTATCATACGATATTACCGGCAATCAATTAACATTTACAGAGGCACCTGATGAAGGTGATATTATAGAAGTTAGGAAACTAACTACAACACAAACACTGAGTGATATAACCAGCGCAGATGGCTATAACTCCTTCACACCTAGTACCTTACATGGTGCTGCGATATACAGTGGTACATCTATTGGCACTAAAAAGATTCGGGTTTCAGCGAAACCTGATGGAACGTGGGCATACGTCAATGGTACCAAAACCACATATGAACAAACAGCAGTTAATATTCCATCTGCTGGCGCCCCAGTGGTGATTGATAGTTTTGCTGCTAGCTCTTACACCACGGCCAAATATATAGTACAAGCGAAAAATGGAACTAATATTGATTCGCAAGAAGCCATAGTAGTTACAGATGGTACTGGTGCTTATATTAATTTTGTTGCAAATGTTAACTCTGGCACAGTGCTAGGTACCTTAACTGCTAATGTGGTTAGTGGCAATGTAAGATTGTATTACACTAGCAGTTCATTGACTAATAGCAATATTAAAGTATACACAACTTACATCGTCTAATATGATAAAGATTAATAAATTATCTAGAAAATTCTATGCTGGTGAAAACATAGTAGTTGAGCGTATTTACCAAGGTGGTCGATGGCAGGACATAGTTGAAAATGTCCCTAACGCAGTAATTAATTCACAAACATCAAATCAGGCAGTGGTACTTGGAAATGGGCCTGGCAGGTTAGATTTTGATCTGTCTACTATAAAAAGACACAAAGGTGGGTTGCTAGGGTCTAAAGCCCTTCAAATATATGGTTGCAACGCATTGTATCGAGATTTCACACCTGATTTTCTAGTAGCAGTCGGCAACGATATAGTTAAAGAAATAGCTGATAGCGGATATACCGATAACAACATAGTATATACTAGTTCTATTCATATGTTGACATATCCTAATAAATTTTATCTAATACCACATGACCCATATACTGATGCGGGCACAACGGCTGCTTATATTGCAGCATTTGACGGCCACAAAAAAATTTTTATGATAGGGTTTGATGGGCAAGATAAGCCTGGATATAACTATAACGTATATGCAGATACAGCATGTTATCAACCAATAAACACAAATGTTTTAACTTATAAATGGATGGCTGATCGTCGTGTATTATTTGATACATATGACGATGTTGAATTCATCCAGGTCTCTTTAAAAGGTACAGAACGAGTACCGGATGAATGGAAATCGTGTATGAACTTTAGGATAATTGGGCTAAATCAATTTGTGATCGAAGCAAATTTATAACACACTTTCTAAAGTCGTAATCTTATCTATCACTGCTTTGAAATTAAAAGTGCGCCACACTCCTGGATGTAAAGGATTGGGGTGATCTGTTAAATAAACCCAGCAATAACCCCTGTGTTCATCATTGAGTAATGGGATGAATTCTTCTCGTACTGGAATCAAAAAAGTATGATATGTAAATTTACTATTTTCACTGGTAAATTTTTCTAAAGGTATAACTTTAGAAGTTTCAAAGTCATATCCCAATTCTTCTTTTAACTCTCTGTACAACGAATCTAATAAAACCTCGTTGGCTTCAACTTTTCCACCTGCTAGGCCCCAGGTGCCACTGTGCTTGCAGTTGTCTCTAAGTAGAAATAAGTATCTGTGGGTACTAACACTATAAATCAATGCTCCTACCCCTGAGATATTTTTATTTGGTACTTTCATATAGATTATAGAACTAAGGTCCAATTACCGTTTTTATATTCGCCTTCAAAACTTTTGATCCACTGACCTTGGAACCATTTATATTGTGTTCCGGTATTTAAGTTACTAACATATTCTACACTATTGATCTGCTGGCTGTCAAATACTACAGTCCAATGTGTGCCATTATATTCTACAATGTCATTGGCGTGCGCAACCAAATCAAGGCCGTTGGCTCCCCTCCAAGCTACAGGTCCTGATCCTCCTGGGTTCTCCCAGCTACCAACATCATTGAGTATTAAATATCTAGTACCAGTTGCGGGATTGGTTAACGTACTATCAACGGTGGTTTTTCTAGGATCGATAATGGCATCAATGGCAGGTAGTGTATTTTCTGGATATGTGTCAATGTCAGCGTTGAATATTAACAAACTGTCGTCGGTCGGATGGTAACTGACGGTACCAATAACCTCTGATGATTCATCACTACTCAGCAACCTTATCTGACTTATACCATTTTCTAGAACACCGTATACATTAATTAGATTGCGCCAGTTGTCTTTAGTTCCAATCTTAGTAGGAGTATCCAACGTTGGTTCTCTTGGAGTCTCAATTTCGTGGACTTTTAACAAAGTTAAGGTATTGCCAATCAACAACACACCGTAGTCCATTGGTGTAAAGTATTGTCTGGCGCCCATTAGATTTGTGCTATCTAAAACTGCGCTGGATAGGTCACCATTAGCATCATGTATACTAGCTATAATTTTTTGTATAACTCCTAATTTCTTAACCTTAGCAGGTGGGCTGATCCAGATAGGCATTTTAAAAGTTAGTGTGGCTACATCGATTGGGTCTGATGTTCCTATAGGAACAGATCTCGATGACCAATTTGGACTTTCTAAGTATACTACGCTAAGGCTAGACCAATCAATGTAATTGTCAGTGCTTTGTATTTCAAATCCCGGATTGAACCAAACAATTAGTTGTTCTAATAGTTGTAATTTTTGCTTAGTGTTACTAGTCCATATATCCAATTTAACTTCTAAAGTATAAGGAACTGGCATCATACGTTCAATAGTGAATGCGTTTCCTTGGCGTTGTTCGTATTCTTGAGTAATTTCGTTGTATGCCCGCTGTCTCAAGTGCATCTTACTAACGAAGTTTGGTTCCTGCATACGTTCACGATCATAAGTCAATCCAGAAATATAAGCAGCCATAGCAGGCACTGCTGGCGTTGTGTTTTCACTATTGTTCGCAATAATCTGGGCCACTTGTCTACTACCATCTCCATAATAAACCGGAACCCGTTGTAAAGTGTTATTCCCAAATTCAACTTGGAATCCACTAACCATTCTAATAAATTGTACTACAAATCTTTCGATCTGGCCATCATAAAAGAAACTTTGAAGTGCTGTCATTTAGTTGTCCGCCGTAGGTCTTAAAATATTTGATAATCCTTGTCTCTCAGGTTGAACTTTTCTATACACGGTGTATTCTAACAAGTCATTAATGTTTGCAGTGGTGCTAATAGTAAATGACAAGTTGCCAGCGGTATTGGTGATGGTATTGGTGATTTTTACACCGTTCAAATATGTTTTTACTCCGTGTGAGCTAACATACGGCACTTTAGTTACAGTGGTTAGGGTTGATAAAGTGAATGAACTAGTTGTTGCATTGGCTGCCGGAACGTATGGGGATGCAACCCTAATAGCATCCCATGCCAATGCATCTTGCATATTAGCTTCAATATTATTAACGAACCCACTGCGCTGTGTTTTATTATCAGCGCCTGGAGTAAGGCTGGTCCGTACAGCATCTTCAATCTTAATCCAACGTCTTCCATCATACCTAAACAACCGATTTGGTATGTAGTCTAATCTTAAATAGTAATCGCCTTGATTTGGGGACACAGGGAATGCGATCCCGGCAGCAACAATACCACCATTAGGTAACTCGCCATCACCTGTCAAGTATCCTTGTACTTTGCTAGAGCTAGTAGTTGTTTGAGCACTTGCGTCATGTATAGATTCGCTCGCGTCCTCGGTGATTTCACTAGCATCTAATGCTCCGGGATCTCCTGGATAACCATGCTCGTTAATGGGATTATGATAGATGAAACTAGTATCATACCCGCTAGCTGGCACATCTTTTTCGGCTCGCGCTACTACTGCATCATTAATGTCTAACAATTTAGCTAAGGTACTATTAAGCTGGCCTAAGCTAGTATCAGGTACCCCATCGCCGTCAGAATCGATGGTTAGGTTATTAATGACATCTTTGTATTCTTGGCTATCTACGAGAGGTGCTAGTTTAACACGCCAAAGATGGGGGTACCATGTGGGAGCAAATCCTTCAGCAGCTCGTGAAGCGTCTTGTACTACATAGTATCGTTTTAAGGCCGCTGGCAAACCTTCGTCCAAAGCATGATAATCTTTGAGGTGTGGAAGCTCCATGACGTCGCCCACCATAATTTTTCTGCCTATGGTCTCAATCATATCATTGAGGTGAAACACAGCAAATAAAGTATCTCCAGTCAAGAACAAACCAAATTGTGTTAAATCAAAATCGTTATCGTTGAGGCGATATATAGTGCGCATGGTATAAACATCTGGATCATATTTGCGATCACGATTCTCCAGAAATAATAAATCCTGTATACTGGTGATATTGGTGCCACCTGGCTCGGTGTTGCTGACGAAGCCATTATCTGCTGGGCCTAGATACTTGTGCAAGTTCACATCAGTGCCACCGATAGTAAACATCTCACTTATGCGTCTATCAAAAAATTTGTAATCGTTACCCTTATTTGGGCGCCATAAACTCAATCTAGGCATAGGTTAATCCATTTTATCTAGTATTTAGCGAGATTGACATTGCATGGATATTGTGTAATAATAGCAATTATGACAACCAATCATATTCAATCTAGTCTAGACTGGAACACTGTTCAAGCTAAAATTGAACAGTCGGCTCACAAACTTAAAAAGTATAATTACGAGATGCTCAAGCTAAGTAACAACATTGGACGCATGGTTACTGATCTTAGCAGAGAAGAGATAACATGCCGCAGATTAGGGCATCAAACACAGCAGCATCAAGAAATGGTTGACAAAATTAACCAATCTATCACAGAATACGAACAAATGATTACATTTGCAGTTTTAATAAACGGATAATTAAAAAGGATTTAATATGGTAATTAAGGTCGAAGGCGCTAAAAAAGTAAAAAAGGTAGCTCGTGATCCTATATTTTTAGATGAAAAATATACAGGAACTGAACCCGTTTGGGATACTGAACGTGCTATTGGGTTTACTGAAGAAGAATTTGATCATTACTTCCGTAAGAGCATGCGGTATTACAATTATTTTTATACAGTTAAAGATCTAAAAAAACATTTTGTTGCATGGTTGAGGGAGCATCAAGGAACAGACAAATACCATAGCTTAGATAAAGCTGCTATTGATTACTATGCTAAAACCAAAGACAGTTTGACTCCATTTACTGCATGTGCGATTATTAAAGCACACGAAAAAGGCATGCCCTTGCGAGATAAGCATGTGGAATATCTGTTGTCTACTGTGAATCGTGTAATAAGCCTTGCTGAAAATGATTTGGACGAAGCAGCCGATGTAAAACCTGCTGCTGCACAACAAGTAAAACAGCCTACAATACAAGACCGACTAAATGAAAAAATGAGCGAAGTGTTGGGAGAACTTGAAGGGCATTTTGATGATGTTGTTCTAAATAAAAAATCTACGTTTAAAGCCTATGACTTCTTTGTATCAAAGAATGTTCCACAAGCACAACTAGGAAAGTTTGAAAAAAATCTTAAAACCAAGCAAGACGAAATTGAGCAAGCACAAAGTAAAACAGACGAACAGCTTGAAGAAGGATACAGTCATTGGCGAGCAGCAGATTTTAAACGAATCATTGGATGGATCAATGAAGTATTTCAATCCATTGATCAATATCGCGGTGTAAAACGTGCTACTAAAAAAGCAGCAGTGCGTAAACCACCACAAAAAGAAAAGCTAGTCGCAAAACTCAAATATCTAAAGGCTGATGCTGCACTCAAGCTAGTTTCGATTAACCCTGTAGATATTATTGGTGCTACAACATTATGGGTATACAATACAAAAACTCGTAAGATTGGGTGTTATCACGCAGAGGACATGGGCGGCGCACTTGGCGTCAAGGGTACTACTATCACAGGATTTGACGAAACAAAGAGCACACAAAAAACTCTGCGTAAGCCAGAACAACAACTCAAAGACTTTGCAGCAGCAGGTAAAGTAGAACTGCGCAAGTTCTTGTCTAACATCAAAGCCACAGAAATTAAATTAACAGGACGTATTAACGAAGACACAGTGTTACTGAAAGTTCAATAAACAAAATATCCTGTTGCTGACAATAAATACTCAGTAACGGGATATTTTTATGGCTACTGCAACCACAGGTTTAACACCCAATTTAAGTTTAACTACTGATAGTTTATTTGACCCACAAACAGGCACTGGTGCAGGGCACATTGCGTTTGATCCAACACCATTAACTGCTACAGAAGCACAAAAAAACAGTATTATCGATTATATACGGTTTCGATTAGGCGATGGAATGGTTGATGTTGAAGCAGATAAAGAACATTATGATACTGCGATCAAACATGCACTAATAAAATACCGCCAAAAGTCATCAAATAGTGTTGAAGAGAGTTATGCTTTCTTAGACATTTACCCAGAAACACAAGAATACATACTACCACAAGAAATTATGAATGTTCGTGGTTTGTATCGTCGTGGTATAGGTAGTGTAACAGGAACCACAGCTAGTCAGTTTGAACCATTTGCTAGTGGCTATTTAAATACTTACATGTTGGTGGCAGGACGTGTGGGTGGATTAGTGAACTATGAATTGTTTACTGGTTACCAAGAGTTAGCTATGCGAATGTTTGGTGGTTGGATTCATTATACATTCAATAAGGTTACCAAAAAGTTAACCATGACCCGAAAAATTCCTTTCTTTGGGCAAAATTATCAAGAACAAATCAGTGAAAGTGTATTACTTCACATAGACAACTATAAGCCAGATCAGATGCTGCTAGCCGATAATACGGCACTTCCATGGATTCAAGATTATGCTCTTGCCTTTGTTATGATATCGGTAGGTAATGCACGTGAAAAATTTGCCAGTATTGCAGGCCCACAGGGCGGAACCACCCTTAATGGTACGGCACTTAAGGCTGAAGGACAAGCTATTCTAGACAAACTAGATGAAGATATTAAAAATTATGTTGACGGCGGAATGCCATTGACTTGGATCACTGGTTAACCAAAAACTAAGACATTGATGTAATTCAAGCAGTATAATGTATATTCAAAAGGAACGTGTATGCTTATTTCAATCACCGGCTTCATTGGTAGTGGAAAGGACACTATCGCAGATTATCTTGTAGCAGCGCATGGCTTTAAACGTGAAAGTTTTGCAGGTACGCTTAAAGACGCAGTTGCACAGGTATTTGGGTGGGATAGAGAATTACTGGAAGGTAAAACTGCCGAAGGCAGGATGTGGCGGGAGAGGGTAGATACGTGGTGGGCAAATAGATTAAACATTCCTAACTTAACACCAAGATGGGTACTTCAACAATGGGGCACCGAGGTATGTAGGCAAGGGTTTCACAATGATATCTGGATAGCAAGTCTTGAAAATAAATTAAGAAAAACTAAAGAGGACATTGTTATTTCAGACTGCCGTTTCCCTAATGAAATAAAAATGATACAAAACGTGGGCGGAATCACGGTACGAGTCAAAAGAGGTGATGAACCAGGTTGGTATCAAGAGGCATTGGATGTTAATGCTGGAATGAAACGCATAGGTTGGGCAATTGGCAAGGACAAATTAGAAAAAGCTGGTATACACCCTAGCGAATATGCGTGGATTG